TTTGGATATAGGTTTGATTTTGCACATAACCATCTTCTCATATTTTGGTCATAGAATTCAGCAGTTGACCTTGCATTATCTTTGAGGTATTTGAATGTTCTAATATCAATGTTTGAACCTTGCTCATTCCTATTCTGAACTAGACCCACATTTACCCACTTAACGAAGAAATTATCAAGACCATGATAATAAGCCCACTGAGTTGTGGCAGGAACAATGTATTTGTCCAATAGATATCTGTTATCAGGGGTTAAAGTATTTCCTGATACTTGTTGTTGGATTTCTTCAAACAGCGGCTGGCCGAGGGTCTCCTGAATGTTTATATTTTGGCTAGTGAGTATGCAAAATCTAAGCTCACCAGAATCAACATTCTCGTTAATTGCAGTATTGGTTTTCAAATATTCCTCTGATATAAAAAATACTTCAGTCATTATAGTGCAGTGTTTTGTTCAATTTTTAGGTCAACAGGTATGCCGACATTTACAAGTTCAACCAACGGTTTAATCTCTCTAATCAAGAAATTCTGAACTGGCAGAATTGATGTCTTCATAAATAGTTTGTGAGCTGTTTCAAGTAGTTCAGCACCTGAATTAAATCCTGTTGGTGAAGGAAGACCAATCAATGACCCATCAGGAATCTTATGACCTGATAGGATTTGTCTTTGGATGAGTTCAAAGATTTCAGAGTAAGCTCCCTGTTGCATCTGTGAACTAATCTGTGTGATTTCAGGCTTACCTAAATCCCCATCCGAATAGGATACTGTTATACGACCACTATTATTTGGACCTGAATATCTTTGTTCAACTTGTCTTAAGATATCTCTCTCTTCTTGTTCAGACTCAGGGAATCCATCACTAAAGTGTACCCATAAACCAGGATAACCACCATTGGTAATTAGTCCCAAATTGTGTACGGATATGGCGTGGTTGAGTCTAATATCATTTACGACACTTAGATACTGCGGAGCTCCATAAGCCCAATATGCGGGATTCCTATCCCTAATATGAACGATTTGACGATTGGTAAAATCTTTAGGGTTAAACTGATGAAACTCAATAACACCCGCCTTCTTAAAGTTTAACCAATCTCTACAATAAAAATACTTCTCAACCTCAAGTTCAGCGTTATCAGGTAATCCAACTCTCATATATTTTGAGGGTATGTAATGTAAACCTGCTAAACCTTGGCTTCTATCTTCCTTCCAAATAACCTCAAGGAATAGATTCCCTGTTACGATATAGTCAAATACCATATCCTTGAATACATCATTTAAAGTTTCTTTTGTTGAAATACGATAGTCTGTGATGAACCCCTGACCCACAATATTATCAATCTTTGAACGGATACAAGCATTGTGGATTGGAGAAAAGTCCAATAGGTCATATAGACCCATAACAAATATATTATCTTGTCCCCAACTTACCCAAGGCACACCACGCATTACACGCTCCTCAAATTTTATCAAGGTATCCACAACATTGGCAAATCCGACATTTTGTATTACTTTTTTCATCTTTTAATAAATATAGGGCTAATTTTGATATATGATAACTGACTCAGTCGTACCAGTATAGTTTAGTGTTCCGATTGGACTATCAGTTTCAACAATAAGCATTCCCTCATATACAACATCATAAGATTGTGATGGAAGTAAATTGGTTGTGGAATACTGCTCATAAATTTTTAGATACCACTCGCCAGGTATCAGATGGATATTCACATTGTTTCCTGGACTACCAATCAAAACCTCAGGTAAAGAATCATCAATTGAAACATAGAAAAGGTCTTTTGATGGTTCATAACCTACAGCAAGAGATGGTTCACGATACGGAATAAACCTTGCAGTCTGTTGTGATAACTTGTGTCTAACTGTCCACAAATAAGTAACAGCACCAGTTAACGACTTGTTCCTTGAACAGGTAACCAACGCTTGATTATTTAATGAACCTTGTTGTAGATATATCATTCTTTATTCATTTTTAACAACAAACACTTCCATCAACAGTTATGTAGACATAAGTAGTCCCCACAAATGTGTGAGTATATACACAACCTGTTGTTGAGTTTGGACAATCGGCTGTATCTCCGTTTATACCACAAGTAAGTAGTGTAACAAAGTCAATTTCATCACCATTAACAAGTCCTGTAATGGCTTAAGGTAGGGGTTGAAGTCATCGTAGGAGTTTGCGTAGGAGTCAAACCTATTGTTTGCGTAGGAGTGGAAGTGACCGTAGGCGTGGCTGATAATGTCGTTGTTGCGGTTGGAGTTAATCCAATAGTTGCGGTCGGAGATGGCGTAACAGGAATCGTAGAGGTCGGAGTGGATGTAACGGTCGGGGTTACTGTTGATGTAGGCAAATTCTGAACCACAGCCAATATAAAATTTAAACATTCACCTTGTGATTGAACCTTGATGGTAAGTGTGTTATTTGGGACAAGGGTTGTGTAATAACCATAGGTAAAGGCTGAGGTAGGGATATTACTCTCAAATGGGGTTGCATAGTTATCCACATCTGAATAAAGGTCAAAAGGTCCAACTGCTGAACCCACATCTGTTAATGTTATGATTACTGAATATGCCATATTAAATACAAGTTAATCCTCCACAGCTTGCTTGACCAACCCAAGGAACATTCATTTGGAAATTTGAAGATGGACCTGAGGTTAGGCTCAATAGTTTATATTTGTAAGTTGAAGCACTATTACAATAATGGAAACCAATTGTTAAGGCTGCTGGTGTTTCAATTTTAAGAACACCTGTTGTAACAAGAGTACATGATGATTTATCATAAGCTTCAACATTATAGTATAAATACGATGGACTTGTTCTTGTCGGAGTCACTGAAGGTGTTACGGGAATTGTTGAGGTCGGACTAGGTGTTAAAGTAGGAGTTGCCGCTGGTGTTCTCGTAGGAGTCATGCTCGGAGTAACAGGAGGGGTTGAATAGTTATACTTTGTCTTAAGATAATTCAACACTTGGTTAAATTCAGATTGAGTTAATAACTTATTATAACCAAGGAATTCAAACATGGAAATGTTATTTGTGAATGGTGTTCCACTAATACTATATCCAAAGTTAATCCAATCAGCTACCTCACCAATATAAGATGTCGTTCCAGATGTTCCAAGAGTATCATTCACCGAAGCTGTAAATCCTGTTGTAGTCAATCCTGAAGCGGCATATAAAGTATATCCCGTTGTGAATAGAAACTCTCTTCTACCAGGTTTACTTCTTGAAACAGATGTACTTACCCCACCATAGAATTGATAATCCCATATGTTGTTATTTAGGGTATAACCTGAACCATTTTGAATATTGATTGACCATCCACCATCACTTCTTGAATTAACTTGTGAGACAAAGAAGAATGTCTTACCAGTAAATGTTGTAGCTGAACTTGGATGAGACAAGGTCATAAAATCAAGTGCTCCAAAGTTAACAGATTGACCTGTGTAAGATGACCCAAATGTATCGTTTGAAATAATCGTTGGTTGATTAACCCCAACTGATTGAGTCAATGCTCCACCAATTAAACCATAGTTAGTCCAAGATGAACTACTTGCTCCCTCAGTTGATTTAAACCAATACTGAAGATTACCAAGTGATGATGGGTCAAATGTTGGTTGTGTACTAGTTGGGGTTATTGTGTTGGTAGGACTCGGCGTGATATTAGGAGTAGTCGTAGGACTAGCAGTTAAAGTAACAGTTGGAGTCATCGTGGAGGTTGTTGTAACACTCGGAGTTGGCGTGTTCGTGTTTGTTGTGGTCGGAGTAACCTCAGGCGTTGCAGTTAAGGTCGTGGTTGTCGTAGGAGTTATCGTCGGTGTTGAAGTGATGGTATTGGTCGGAGTTACTGATGGAGTGATTTGTGGAGTTTCCGTTGGAGTCACAGAAGGAGTATTACTTGGAGTGGTTGTTACACTCGGGGTTGGGGTCATCGTCAAAGTTGGAGTAACACTCGGAGTAGGTGGCACAAGGGTAAACACAGCACTACCTGAGAATGTACAACCAGGGTTATATGCTGAAATATAATTGTCGTGAAATGGTCTCCACTCCCCAAGATATGGTGACCACCAAGTCTTTAAAAATACTCTCCTTTGTTGAGACATAATTAGATATTCGCTGTTGCTCCTGAAACCACGAAGGAACAAGTGTTAATGTTTGATGGAAGAGCAAAAACCTCTTCTTTTTCTTGAGTTGTTAAACAATCAAGAATGAAATCTTTAATCAAAATACCATATCCAATGTTTTGTTTTTCACCTGTTTCCAAATCAAACTCACACATAACATCAGGAGCATTCATATAAGTGGTTGTTCCACCAGATGGATAACCCATACAAGTATTGATTCTTGTGATTAAATTTTGAGCTTCTTGCTCATTAATAAAAATGATATAGTTTACCATGTGTTATATTGATATTTTGTTTTAAGATAATTGATAACATTAGCGTGTTCTGTAATGCAGGTGCTCCGTCAACAACAGGTGTTCTATATTGACCTCTATTCATTCTTGTAGAACCAGTACCTGCGGATTCCCAGTTTTGATAAAACCAATTGTATGTTGTTGCTGATAATAATCCAATTGAAAAATTACTTGCTGATGAAGTAACAGGTTTGTAGACAATATAAGAAGTATGATTTTGTATGTTGAGTGAGGAGGTTGTACCAGTCATAAAATCAGCACTATTCAAGAATTGAACTGATGTACCTGTGAATGAACCTAAAGTGGAGTTAGTTTTTATAACAGGTTGGTTAGCTGCTGCTGTTTGTGTTGCTGAACCCCCTTGTCCACCATAGTTCGTCCAAGATGAAACTGTAGCGCCCGAATCGGCCATAAACCAATATTGTAGGTTCGTTACCCCCGATGGTGAAAATGCTGGTGGAGTTGAGCTCGGTGTCGGACTAGTCGTTACGGTAGGCGAGTTTGTTAAAGTTGGAGTTACTGTTGGAGAAACACTCGGAGTCGGAGTAGCTGTAACCTGAGGAGTTGCCGTCGGAGTCGGAACAGGTGATGCCCATTCATCATATCTCCATTTGTCTTTAAGATAAAGTTCAACCGCTTCTTGTTCAGCAGAAGATAGTTCATAGTTATAAACCATCATTTCCGCTAACTCAATATTGGAATTCAGTGAATATAATTGTTGTGTCGTATTTGTTGTACAACCTATGTTAATCGCATTCCATCTTGGACTTACAGTTGTTCCTGTGAATAATATTGATGATGTTCCTGCTGATTGGTTCAATTCCCAACTACCGAAACCTGGATTAGCAGGTAAAACAACTTTTAACAAATACTTTCCATTGAGGTTTGTAGCTGAAAAAGGTGCTGGTATTGGAACTGTTTGAGCTGAGTTTTGTGGATAAATATTTGTATTACCGATGTTAGTGGCTATTGAAGCAAATTGTAATCTGTCTGCTATATCAGAGCCAGTTTGAACAAGTGTTCCATTCGTATTACCTGAATATAACTGATTTACAAAGGATGGTGTTCCTGCTGGTTGAGACCAAACCACAAAGAGCGTTGAACCAGTATGTGTTAAAGTTGGTCTATCAAAAGCAACCAACCCTTTTCTTAAAGCAGCTGTTGCATTTGGAGTGAATCTAATAATGTTTGGATTACCTGGTAATGATGTTGAAGCAGAATATGTTGGATATCTATCAGATGTTTGACCTGTTAAAGTCCAAGTCTCCGTACCTTTTGAGGTTAATTGAGAAATATAAGTTGTTCCACCCGACAATATCAAGTTCATGGTTGTGCTATCAGAAGCATCAAACCATAGACTTGGTTGAACAAATGGGAATGGAGTTGAAGATGGAGTTACAGAAGGTGTTAAAGTCGGTGAAGCTGTGATACTCGGAGTCGGTGTAACCTGAGCTGTTGCGGTCGGACTAGGTGTAATAACAGGGACAACGGGCTCATTTCCTTTACCTGAAATATATTGACCTGTAAGGATTGCTGAACCCAAACCAGCTTTCATTGATAATGGTTTGATTAGTTCATTAACATCGGGTTTGTAAACTTTAACAAAGTTTGTTGCTGGTCTATATGAACGACCTTTCCATTGTAATCTCATCTATAAAATGTTGGCTTAAAATAAGGGGGGAATTACCCCCCCTTTATTTATATATTAGGATTGAACTGTGAATCCAGTAGCGATAGCCGCAAGAGTTGTTGTTACATCAATCTCACGAGCTGGGTTTGGTTCACCACCAGTCATCGTAACAGAAATACCGTTCAGGTCGTTGTACGCCTGTCCTGTCTGCTGAGAAGCTGTAGTTACCATTGCTCCGTTGCTCCAAGCAACAGCCCAATAACGCTCATTATTATCTTTGATGATAATGTAAAGTTCATTTTGTTTAACCAAATCAAAGAATAAATTTCTAAGCGTTTGGTTAAGTTTCGGTAAGGATATTACCACTGCAGGTTGGAAGGTTACAGATTGAGCAACATCGTTAACCAAAATGTCTTCAGTGAATGAAGAAGATTGTTTAACAAGTTCAAAGTGATACCATGTACCTTGACCACTAAATCCAGTGATTTCATCATTTGCTGATGTAGTATAACCAGAAATAGTGTGAGCACTATCACCCAAAATCCATAATTCTTTGATACCTCCAATAGATGCATTTCTACAATCTAAAGTATATCCTTGGTCAATATAACACGACATAGTTTATATTATTTAAATTTGGTTTATTAGTTTTTCGCAAGGACAAATGAATCTACAGAGAATACTCCAAGACCATATACCATACGAGCGATGATTTTAACGATATCTTCGTAAGGGTCATACATACCTTTGATTTCAATACCACCGTTATCAGTAGCGTTCATACCTACCATGAAGTAAGAAGCTGGACCAGCAACAACTGCTGATTGACCGTCAAGACCTTGAGTTGGGATTACTCTAACATTTGTGCCAGGTAACATCACTGTCCACTCTTGACCTTGTGCTGCAGAAGCATCGTCAAATGAGAACAAGTTCACATAAGAAGAGTTTCTCATTGAAGCTACAAGACCTCTGTAATCGCTGTAAGAACAGAACATAACTAAGTCATTTCTGTGTAATACATTCGCAGGGATTGATTCGTAGTAAGTAGAGAACACATCAAGACCATTTGTTGAAGTCGCTGCTGTGTAAGCTAATTGAGTAGCTCCGTTACCTGAAGTAACAAGTGCTAAAACTCCGTCAAAGCACTGTGAGTTGTACTCAGTAGCACCAGTCGCAGTTGTATTTCTCCATAATTGTTTTTCTATAGAATCCGCTATGCGATTACTGATATCAGTAATTATCAACTCTTCAAATGGAATTGACTCTTGGAAATTTGAGTTAGATAATCTCTGACTCAAGAAGTAATCATAAAGGTCATAAGCACAAAGTGATTGGTTAACCTTCTTATTACAAGTTGCAATTGTTACTTGTGAAATTGTTGTATCACCAGTAGCGTTAAATCCACATGAACCATCTTGGAAGATAACATTGTTTGTTAAGAATCCTACCTGTTCTGTACCTTTAATATTTGGTCTGATTGTAGCGTACTTTGGTAAAGTTTCTCCAAGGATACTCTTAATAAGCATATCAGTTGCGTTTTCGTCAACCCATACACTCAAGTTAGAGAGGTTATATGAAAATTTTTCATTCTTTTTCATAATAAAATTTATTTGTTTGTTTTAGTTTATTTTCTTAAATCTTTGAGGATGCTTACTCTGAAGTCCTCAAACTTTTCTTTGTAATCAACTTTTTTATCCACAGGTTTTCTCTCTGGTGAATTTTTAAAAGTATTAAACTCAGACTTTAATTCGGATAATTCTGTTTTGAATTTTCCATTTATTGTTTCTACGAGTGATAACAGTTGAGCGATACCGTCTTTAAGTTTTTCAACCTGAGCAACTTGCTCAAAGTAAAGGTCCGTAGACATCTTAGCTTTGGTCATATTTTTTGCTTTGATTGAACCACAAATTTTTGCAGCTGTCTCTTCTGAATAACCCTCTTCTGCCATTTTCAACATGCATTCATCCCAAGGGAATTCAGCCATGTCTACTTCAGCCATCTGTTCAACATTTTCTCTTTGAACAATCTTGCCGTCAACAGTTTGGATTCTAATTTTGTTTTCATTACCTGAACTATCTTTCAATACCACTTGATGTTCTCCATCAGGTGCTGGTGTTTTTTCACCATCAGGTCCAAGAACATATACTTCCTCACCGACATCAAATGTTGGTGATTCAAGTTTCTGTCCTTGAGCATCTTCAGCAATGGTCATTTCCATCTTTGAACTCTCAACCTCTTCTTGGTTTCTCTCAACCTCAGCTTCAGCTGATTTGACTTCCAATTTAATAATCGTTGATTCTTCATCCAATGTTAATACCAAACCTTCACGAGTTGTGTGAACTCCTGCAGGTGCTGGTTGCAATGTAGCTTCTCCCAAAACATAAAGAGTTTGTCCAACTTGAAATTCACCATCAGCATTGTTGGTAACCTCAGTTTTTCCGTCCTCTAAAATTGTTGTGAAAAAAGATTCCTTTTTGAATCTCAAACCTAATAACTTAACAATCTTGTCTAGTGCTAGTGTAGCGTTCATGAGTATTAGTTTATTTGATTTAAAATGTTTATGATTTCTTTAAGTAAATATTCATCAGTATTCTCTACCGAAAACTTATACTCAAAGTTTCCTTCAATTGATAGACCTTTGACTTTTCCTTGCTTAATCATATCCCATACTTCGTCATTGTCTATTCTATATCCAACCATCCATGTCCCGATTGGAACATCTTGTTTTGAATAACCCATTGAATAGGCTTTATCTTGTTCCCCATCCACAATCCAAGATTCAACAAGGTACACACCATTGAACTTTTGATTTGAGTGTTCATAGTTTGTCTTGTCTGTTCTTTTCTCAATAAGGAATCTCTGACTCATTACCTTGATTGTCTCAGGTTTAAATGTTACAAAATACTTTTCTCTCGTCATCTCATCAATCCTTGGAATTAAAATACCAGGTTTCATTGCTGGTGAATATAACATTCTTTGTTCCTCGTTAATTGAAAACTGAGCTGACTTATTAAAACTAGCAGATAATGAGGTTGGGGATACTGACCTGATACCTTGTTTTTGGTATAGTCTTCTAGCTTCTGAATCATTATCAATAGCTTCAACAATCATATACCCTTTATCTTTTAACCACTTAGCTTTGTATTCCTTAAATGCATTTGAAGCATTTGGACCTACAGGGAAATCAGATAGGTAAATATCATCCCATAAAACCCCAAGTTGGTCAAGATGTCTTTTGGTTTCTTCTGTTCTTGACTTTTGTCTACCTGAAACAACAACGATTCTATAAGTCTTAGCTTTATCATTGATGTAGTCAATTGTCTTTTGGATTGGGGAATTACCTCTAACCAAAGTATCATCCATATCAACGATGATAACCTGTGAAGAAGCTCTGGTCATCTTCTGTGATTGTGATATTGCGTATGCTTTTTCCGATGCTTTTTTGGTTTCCTCAGAATAGTAACCATTGTTAGGCATTGACTTAGGTGGCATTCCTGCTTTACCTTGTGCAAAACCTTCATCAACAATATCTTTTCCTTGAACCAAAAATTTTCTCCAAGCGTGAACACAGTTAGGTCCACCCTTATATAACCACTTGGAATATGGCTCTCTATTATGACCAAAATCACGATTGGTATCTCTTAGAAGGTCTATCTCCAATCTTCTAAAATATCTTCCTTCAATACTATCACAGAATTCTCTATCAGGTGAACCAGTCAAAACCCTCTCATACTTGAAATAAGTTGTAGGATTCTTATGGTTTCTATCTTTAATTTCTTGAAGTGTTGCACCCCTCATTGATTCCATAACAGCTTCAAACTTTTGTTTGTCTGTCTTTGATAGGAATTGTAATAACTTGGCTACTTCATATTCTTCTTCAGTATACTCAGCCATCTCATCATCTTCGTTGATTGCTTGGTCGTGAATTGTACAAGGCATATACATCTCAACACCATCTACCATATGAACATGTGAACCATTACAACCAATTGTTTCAGCGTAAGTTGCAGCTTCATCAGGGTTATCAAATACTGGTACCCCGTTAATCATTGTTGTACCAAAATAAGTCCCACCATTATCCCAACAACCATCAGCGTCAGGACAATTACAACCACAATCACTAGCTTGGTCAATTACTGTACCTTTTTGTATCTGACCAATTGGATATGCCATATTCTCTTGACCAACATAGGATTCAATTGTTCTAATATGGTTATCCATATAAGACACATCAAATGTCTTACCTTGAATCTTCTCAATCTCACCAATTATATCTTTGAAATCTTCAACCAATACCTTAGCTTCAGATAGTTGTTGTTCACTTGCTGTCTTATATTCAAGGACATCTGCTTCAATTTCAAACACTTTATCAGCAACAACAGCTGCTGACCTAATCATTCCTATACTATCTTCTGTTGGTTTAACAGACATTATGTCCTTGAAGGTTGCTTGAGCACCAGGACAGATGTAAAAATACTTCGTTTTATAACCAAAAACATCAAGCTCATAGGCTGATAACTCCTCTTTTGGAACACAATTGGGGACTTTTTGACCCTCTGCATTCCTTTTCCAACCTATCATTTCATATCCTTCCCAACAAGGACCATCTTGAAGTATCTGATATGTTCTCTCACCACATCCACACATCTCAGTATCACCTGATGTCTTTGACCAAGGCTTAAGATTTGAGGTATCAATTCCCATCTCTTCTTCAATCTGTTGCAATTTTCCTTCAAGCCAGTTTAGTGTTTTCCACGAACCATCTTCACCCCAACTCATCATTGCAAGATATCCACATCCATCACCAAATTCTTTGGATGAATCCAAATCTCCTTTGTGTCTTGAAATGTAACTAAACATTCTTTTCAAGGTTTCCACGGATAGTGGTTCACCTTTGGCTAACTGATTAAGTCTTGCCTTACCTACGGGGGTCATACAACTACCATAACCATTTTCGTCAACCCATGCCTGAGCTCTCTTTGCGTTGTCTGTTATGTATTGTGGATAGTCTGTAACAGATTCAAAATTCTGTTGTCCAAACCACATAAATTCTGTTTCAATTGCTGGTTGCAAAACAAGAGCAATCTCTTCAACTCTTGTATCACCTGTTAAAGCGTCATCAACCAATAATTCAATTACTTTCAGTGCCATATATTAAAATTTACTTAAGTCATCCAATCTCTTGGATATCATTTGTTCGTTTGTTATATCCGAACCTAATACATAAGCTCGGATTGGGGTTTGTTTTTGTTTAGCCAAGGCTTCAATAATTCTTGAATCATCAAAGTTATTCATCACAAGTGGACGACCTCCACCTGATTGATTTATACTTGATAACAAACCTTGGAAATTCATTGTGGATTGTCTGTTGATTATTGCTTCATTTCCTTCTGCAATAACCCCCATTTGAGCCAGTGGTATTCCACCATTCTCGTGTGAAGGTCCTCTTAATAACATACCACCCTGAGCTTTGAGTAAACCACCCTTTCTCATCGCTTGAGCGTTTGATATTTGGTCTTGGATAATACCAATTTGTGCTGCTGTAACACCTGCGATAACTGCTGTCTGAATAGCCCCAAGAATAGGGTTAGCTGCTATGAATGGGTTTGTCCAAAGTGCCGTAATCGCTTGAGCAGCGTTAGCGATGGATTGTACAAGTGAAAATTGAAGTGCGGAAATTCTACCTCTCTTCTCAATCTCTTTTCTTTTTTCTTCATACTCAGCTTGGATTTCAAGTCGTTTGTCGGCTGCTGTCTTTGAATCACCCACAACTTGTGTTAAGGCTTTTTGTTCAGCAACTTTAAGTGATTCCAAATCTGTTCTAACTCTTTCTTGAGTTACAGATGAAATCATATTTAAACTTGTGGAGAATTGTTGAAATACAGCTTCAAGAGTCTTTAATGTTTTTTCAGCTTCTGTTCTTTTGGATTTTTCAGTTTCATCAAAAACCTCTTTTTCTTTTTTCTTAAAAAGAATATATGCTTCTATAAAATTTTCTTCACTAACATATCTTAATTTATCATTCTTTTTAATCAACATTTCTTTGAACTTAGCAAGACCTCCCTCTTCTTTCAATACCTTGTCCCTAAAGTCTTTGTCTTCTTGCTCAGCTTGTGTCCTCAAACCTAAAAATTCTTTTCTTAAAGTTTCAAAGTTTTTAACAACTATTCCACCTAAGGATTTCCCTAAGTCCGTTGTGTTAGCTAAATCCTCGGCTAAGTTATCAAATTCAAGATTCAATGCAAGAACACCTTGTTCTGCCTTAACTGTAGCTCCCAATAATTTTTGGAATTCAGCAATGATTAAATCAACACCAGTTTGAATTTCCTTGGGGTCAATTATTTTTAAATCTAACTCACCTTTATCAGCGAATAATTTTATTGCATCTTGAACTGCCTTTATCTGACCTCTAATTTCTTCTACCTGTGTAGCAGGTAAACCTTTGAGTGCTTTTTGGGTTTCCAATGCTGCTAACTTTTGATTTAATAAATCTTCGGTAACTGGTTTAAATAAACCCTTTCTAATTTCCTGATATGTTTCATCAGCGTTCTTTTTTGCTAATACTGGGTCAAATTGTAACTTAACTATTTTTCTTGTAGTATCGTCAAGCTCTAATTTATATTCACCAGTAGCTGCCGCTAAATCTCCAAATATTTTTAGAACATTAAACCACTCTCCATACCCCGCATCGGTTGCATTGATATTTTCATCCCAAGCAACATTCAAATCTTTTAACTGTCCAATTACTTGTTTGAATCCAGGTCTTGTTTCAATTAGTGTGTAGATATCTTTATAACCTTGTGTTACTGCAACTAAAGCATCTCTTTGTTCTTGAGTAGTTACTGTAAAATTCTTTAATCCATCAGTTAAAATTTTATCAAATTTTTTGATGTCTTTTTCAGGTTGTGTAAATGCCTTTTCTAAGTTTGCTCTGAAAAGCAAGAAAAAGTTTCCAAAAGCATCAATTGTTGGGGGAATAACCTCATTAACTTGTTTATCAAAACTTGTTGTGAAATCAACCAATTCTTGAGCTGCCGCTATTCTTGCTTCCTTAACCTTTTTAATAGCTTCAATAACAGGTATATCAACTTTGATATTCTCTAATTTTTTGATTGTTTCCTCATAAGTCGCAAATGATTTCGTTAACAAATCTAATTGTTCTTTGAAACTGATAGATGATGTAACCCCTTTTTTGTAGGCTGCGTTTAATTCCTCTTGAGTTTTAGCTGCGTTTTGTTTTGCGGTAGTTAGTTTCTTTTCAGTTTCCACTTGAGTGGTAAGAGTTTGTTCAAGAGGTTTCAATTGTTTGTAAACCTCATCTGTTTGAATATAAACATCCCCCAATGATTTTCTCCATCTCTCGTTCTCCTCTGTTACTGCTTTAATCTTAGCTTGTTGATTCTTTAAACCTGTCTCAAAGTCAGCCAATACGCCTGCTGAAATTTGACCACCACTCTTTATCACATTACCCAATTTTTCATACCAAGTAACATTGTCCAAAATTGAACTCTGTTCAATCTCCAAAATCTTGATTGAGTTTTCAGCTATCTTTTGTGTGATTAACTTAGCCTGAGCTTCAAGTTCATACTGTTTGATTTTAAGTTTGATAAATTCAATACCCTGTTTGTTTAACTTGTTCTCTTTATCAATGAACGCATTAAAACCAGGATATTGTTTAACAAGTTTTTCAATCTCTCTTCTTTGTAAATCCCTTTGACTATTGAACTCAGTAAGAATAACTAATGAATTCTTCAAGTTGTTAGCTTCATCAGAATTAACCTTATTAAGTTCGGCTTGAACATTTACTTGTTCAGCAGTAGAATCACTTAGAGCTACATAAGCAGCGACAAGAGCTCCCACTACTGCAAGGATTGCTCCAATTGGGTTAGCGGCTAAGGTTGCCCATAATACTCTTGTGGCTGTGGTCGCTGCGTTAGCTGCCGCTGCTGAGGCGTATGTTGCGATGTTGGCCGCAACCGTTCTAACGGCAACAACTCCTTCAGCAGCCGACCTGGCAGCAAGTGCGATGGTAAGAACAGCCTGAGCCTTTGCAGCTGCTTCAGCTACGGCTTCTGATTCTGTTCCAAATAAGGCTATGGCAGCTTGTGCTCCCGCAAAAGAAGCTGTGATACCTTCCCCCACTTTGGCGAAGGCTCCAACTCTTTTTTCAAGGTCTTGTCCTTTAACTGATTCACCGAAATCTTCTAATACACTTTTTGCATTCTTAACATCTGTGGATAACCTCTTGAAACTTTCTGAACCAATGTTTAAACCTTTTAACTCTTCTTCAGCAGATTTAATTGCAGCTTCAAGCTCCTTGATGTTTGTGATGTTCTGTTTAACACCACCAATGGTGAGGGTAAGTGCGATATTTTTAGCCATACTGATAAATAGTTATTTCGGTTTTTATTAGCATTGATTTTCAGTTACCTGACCCAAGTTGTTAATACCAACAAATGTTGTCCCTGTGGTTGTCTGTCTGAAGAATGTACCCGTTGTTAAAGCACTTGTTCCAAGTGAGTCGTAGTAAACTGATGAACCATCCACAACAGGGTTTGTTGAACTGTATAAGTTAAATATCGTAGCAGCGTTAGCACATACCTCGGATTGATTTGTTGAAACAAAACCAGTGATTGAAAATGTTGCAGCAGTTGATGGGTAAGCTTCATTTGGTGTTACAGTATAACTCGGGGCTGGTGGAACAACTTTGTTATAAGGTGCAACAAGTTTAATTAAAGATACCTCAGTTGCCTTCCAATTCACAAGGTCAGCTTCATTAACTCTCTCAATATTGAAAAGGGAATCCTTCAAAAAGATTTTATTTGTTAAATTGATTTGGGATATCTGTATTGGTTCAAAGATGAATTTTCCCGTTACCCTTCTCGTCTCAGGAGAATATAGATTGGTGAAGTAATCCCCATACCATAATTGGAATATGTTATTAGCAGTATACTGTTGAATAACATTATTCTCAGGGTCATAAAAGTCCGTTGTTTTATCAAAGTTTAAATCTGATATTAACTCGGGGTCTTGTTTGTCCAATGAACTAAGATGGTTAACACATGGATAGGTATTCCAAGCAACTGGTGTTCCCCCACTTGTGATATACCAAGTCTTCTGTGTTGTCTTTGTTTCATCAGCATAGAAGTATCTATTTCCACACCAAAAGAATATATGGTTTTTATTTGAATATGGTATTTCCTTACCTGTTGCAACATCATACTTGTAGACCATTGGAATAACCAGGTTAGTTGACCCCGTCATCACATCAGATGGATAAGGTCTGAATGGGAATTCAAAGTCAACTGTCCCTGTTAAGATGTCTGAAGTGGCAACGAACCTCTTCGTCCCAAAAGGTAATTCGTATTCATCTTCATAAATCTTACCCAAATGTTCATCTTCTGCTGGTAGATATTTGAAATTATATTCTTTTTGTAATTGAAAATTAACTGGCTCAATTTTAAATGGCTCGTTTTTATCAAGGATTTGTGACCAGTCTTTTGTCTCAGCAAAGTTTTGTGAGTAATACCAGTTGAGTGGCTCCATCCTAAGTTTCTTTGTCCCCTCAGTTTGAACAACTACAAGGTTAAACATCTTCACAATTGCTTTAACAAAGTCAAGACAACTAATCTCGGGGAATTGTAATTTCATTTCAACAATGTTATTTGCAACAAAGTTTGGTGAGTTATACAAATCCCATCTTGCCCCATATCCCACCCAATCAGTAGGTCCAACCCACAGACCAGCATTTCTGTTTGATGAGCTTGAAGTATTAAATCTTATGAATATACCAATCCACTCACCCACATTAAGGTTAAGATTGTTAATGAATATTCTTTGGTTATTTGAATTAGAATAGTTAAATGCTAACAAACCATCTGTTGTTCCCCCAACTGCTGTACGCTTTGTTGGGTCAGACAAGTCTTGTGGTCTTGAAGCTTTGAATATTGAAATACCATAATATGTTGAAACATAGTTATTGGAATATCTTTGATTGACCTTCCCCTTAAACTCAAAAGAATATTGTCCTGAATAAGGGATTTGGTAGGCTGAATAAGTCTCATTAAAATTAAATGAAGGGTCATAACCATCTGTTGATGATATTCTACCCATCTTAATTTGTTGTGTTACTCCATTTGAATATGAAAACTCTTGTGCTAATGGTGTTGCATTTCCATATACTCTAAAGATATTTTGGTTTGTTCTTGCAGATGCTGTCTCAACCCCAAGTCTACCATTCATTGCTAAGTCAATGTAGATAGCTCTAAAATACTCTGATTCAAAAAAGTTTGATTCAACCTCATATCCACTCGTTTCAAAAATCTTCTCAATGATTGTTTTAACACGCATGGCTGGTTTAAAATAAGTTGGGGGAATACTACTACCCGAAAAATCAATACCCTTTATCTCAGATAGAATATAAACCTCATATTCAATTTGGTCTTTTACTCTTGTTACAGAGTTAAGTCTAAGGAAACCCTTGAAGATATCTGTTCCTCTGTATTGAACAACACATTTTCTTCTAGTAAGAGGGTCATAACCGATTGCATTTACCTCATAGAAGTGCTCAAAGAAATCATTATTATTCTTTGTTCCTGGTATGGGGAATGTCTTGGAATAAGGTGAGCGTCTAGCTTCAATATCTGTTATGTCCGTTTCTTGGATAATAACATTGATGGATAATTGTTCAAATAAATCTAACTCAATCCATTGGTTATTATCACCTAATACTAAAAGGGTTGTATCCATTAGTTATTCAATAGTTTTATGTTATTTGAGTATGAATAAGTCAATTCCATATTGACCATTGACTTGTTACCTTTTGTCTTTCTAACGAATTCAGCATTCACAATGTTGATTGGGAATAATGTTCCATCAGTTTGGATTAGGTAAGCATCGTTTGTTGTGTATAACTCTTCAAGCCAAACCATCATTGGTTGTGATATGAAACCTGAGTTTACAACATGAGTCTCAGCAATGTCTGTATTAAAGTCAGTTGTTCCTCTTGAATAGTTTGTCTTGATTGGATTTGATGAACCCCAAGCTACATTCCACTGACCATATACTTGTCTATCAATTGATAAACCTTCAGCTCTTGCTCTCTCAAACAAGAAGTAGTCATAAACACCATATCTATTCTTGAACATAATTTGGTCGTTAAAGAATTGATTACAAGGAGGGACAACATTGAATTGGAATATCTCAGATACAGCTGAATAAGTCACACAAGGAGCTGTTCCCCCACTTGGTAGAATTGTAACAGGTTGAACTGATGGTTTAATCTGTGATGGTTTTTGTGGGTCTACAGGACAAGGGTAATCTGCCACACACTCATTACAATTGATGTAGTAATCTGCTGTAACATAATTTCCACCTGAACCATCCCCACCCAATGCATAGATTTGGAAACATTCACCAGCAATGAATACCTGGCACAATTGTGTTACAATAACAACATGCTGTAATGGTATATGTTCCAAGACTTGTTGCTTGTTCATACTGAGTATTACCATTACAATCTGTGTATTTGAACCAACCTGTATCTGTTATGTTTAAGGTTGTTCCACTGGTACATGAACCAATTGGAGTTGAAGAAGGAGTAATACTTGGGGTTGCGCTTGGAGTAGTTACAGGTCCACCACAACTACCCAAATATGTTTGAGTGAAATTAGGTTGAGCAGTTATTGAACAAGCACATAGATAAAGAGTTTCACCAGGTCCCAAATAAACATTTGAATCTACCCCAAAACAATCAACATAAGAAACCAATACTGTAAACCCTACCTCAGAAATCAATTCATAACTACCACAAGCACAAGCTGGTGATGAACTTGGAGTTTGTGTTTGAGTCTGACTCGGGGTTGGTTGAGGACTACCATTTGGTGTTGCAGTCATCGTTGGTGTGATGCTCGGAGTGGGAGTCGGCGTAACCGCAATTGGAGTTGCTCCCCCAAATAATTGAACAGTATAATAACTTGTTCCACCAGGAAAATTATAGATGTTTAGTGGACCTACACCGATGTTTAAAATGTTATAATCTGACCCACCTGTGAATGTGTTATTCACATAGTCTTGTGTACAAGCTGTTGCTGGTCCCCCACCATTTGATTGGATATTAGAATACTTGTCTGTTCTAATTAGAAAACCATTAACATCATAGAATTTATATTCAGAGTAATATGGTTCAGACTTATAAGGTCCACCAAGTTCATAGTTGGTAAATGATAAAGTATAATACTCATCAACAGAGATATCTCTAATTCTTGGTGAGTTGGTTAGGAATAAACCTGTTGTGGTATATGGGAATGCTGGTTGTGGGTTTCCTGATAATGTGAATTGACCAGTATCCCAAGTGGCTTTGGTTGCATTTCTGTTAACCCCCATCGTTCCAAGAAATGACTTATAAGTTGATGATTGAACAGCAGGAAAACCTACTTGGTCTCCAATACCTGTGAACCCTGTTAATGGAGCAACAAATGAATCAGCATACTCCTCACCCACAAGGATATAATAATCAACAACATCATTACCATAAGGTCTTGAGAATGGTGAGGTTTGATGGGTAAAGATTGGGGTTTGGTCGTGATAAGCAACAGGATAGTTTTGTAGATATGAATCTAATACTCTTGAAATATCAATGATACCAAGACCATAAGGGTTAGGTGTAGATTTACCTTCAAATACTTTATAGTTTTGAACATACACCTCATAGACATATCTAAACTTTGGTTGTGATGTTGTGTCTGCTGATACTGTGAAATACAACGAATCAGATTTTGATGGTTGGAAATCAGCAGGATTTTTAATGATAACTGTGCTCATCTTATTATAATAAATTTACTAATCCGTTTTCTAAAAGACCTTGGAAATAATTTGCCATTGCTTGTTCCCCCAAATCTTCTAATTGTTTGATTACTTTATTTTCGGCTTTCTGTAAAAAGTTTGTTCCTTTAAAACCTTTTTCTTTTATGGAACGAGCTATTAGGAATGCTCTTTGTTTAACTGTCCCTGTTCCAAATCTACCTCTTGCATCTCTAAAGAATACAGGTTTAACTTTAACCCATGCTTCAATAGCTGCTAGTGGTGGATATTTTGTTGATGGTTTTCTACCTTGGTCAATTATCTGTGGTAAAAAAAATGGTTCAACTGTTGGGAATGATACAATCAATTGCATATTTCCATCAACATCTTCATCCCACTCAACACTTAAATCTCTAAGTAGTGTACCAGTTGCAACTGAACCCCTTCTATTGAATCCTGTCTTTTGTGCCCCATAATACCCTTCAGGTTTATAAGGTGTCTGCAATTCAGTCCTAATTGCTGAATAGAGCAGGTCTCTCATTAAAGTCATTGCAGCTTCATCCATCTTTAATACTTGTTATTAAGATAATTAAACATTTGGGACAACTGACTATCATTCAACTTTTTATCAAAATAGAATTGTTCGGTATTACCATCTAGTCCTCCGTCAAACATCAATCTATACTGCTGGTCTGTAAGTGTGTAAAGTGATGCTGATGCTGTTGTTCCTGAAGAAATCAAGGAGTTATTTTCCCATACTTCCAAATAAGCATCACCACTTTGTTCGTATGCTCTAACAGCAATTGATGTCCATCCTGTTGTTGATAAATCAAATCCAACTTGTAATGAACCTCCCCCATTTAATCTAGCATTAGCATAGAATACATTTGGTGGGTTATTAAGGTCTCTAACAAAGAAGAATCTTGTCCCTGTAGGGAATCCTGTTCCATCGTATGCTTCTACAAAACAACCCCCTCTTTGTGGTCCAACATTATCATCATCAATAAATCCAAACCAAGTAAATCCGTTATGATGTGCTGTATATGTTCCTAATGGATTTTCTAATGGTGCTGCATTTTCAGTAGTCATACCTGATACTGCCAAATAACCAATTGGATTATACAAAGGTCCACTTAGAGTAGTAGCTGTGAATGCAACAGAAGCAATTTTATCTACTGCTTGTGATACTGTTCCAAAATTAGTTGTTAGGGTTGAAGCGTCAGTAAAGTCAATCCACCACAATGCGTTGAATGAAGCAGGGTTTACTGATGGAGGTGTACTTGTTTGAGTCGGGGTTGGTTGAGGAGTTGAACCAACAGATGCGGTTGGAGTGCTTGTCTGAGTTAAAGTTGGGGTTGCGCTTGGTGTTCTTGTAGTTGTTGGCGTTACTTGAGGAGTTGTTTGTGGTGTGCTTGTTACTGTCGGGGTTACCGATGGAGTTACAGCAATCCACTGCTCACAAGCATTGATATCTTCCATAACCACAAGGTTTAGGTCAAGAGCCACACCAGCAACATAGTCATTGAATCTCTCCAAGATTGTTGATAACTGATAGGTTGTTGTATTTTGGTCATAAGAGACAGACAGAGGTACAACGAATAGATATGGGTAAGTTACAGTTTGACCTGAAACATTTTTTCCAAAGTCAACCAAGTTACCATAACCAAATGAGTTTAGGCAACAATAGTTTTGTTGGAATTGCTCCAACTTGTCCAAGACTTTGTGGTAGGTTAAATAAAGCTCCATAATCTTAAATATTGAAATGATAACTTATATGCGTTATCTTAATTTGGGGGTTTGTTTTTTTATCTTTTCTATCTCTCTTCTCTCAGCTTCTCTAATGTCTTTGTTTCTTGCTAACATATTCAGACATAAATAAATGGGTAGTTTATCTATCTCCTTTATTTTTGTAATGTCGTTGTTTGTAAGTTCAATTGTCGCTGCAAAATAGAATCTAGCGGTAGCTTCTTTTGGAGCCATTTTGGGAGTATCTTTTTCCCCTTCTCCATCAGTCGGTACATTTTCATCTGAGACTCCATAGTATTCTTTATATTGTCTATGTATGTTTTGCTGATGAAAAAAAAAAGTTGTGCTGCTCCAAACCAAATCTTGATTGGTACCTTCTTGAATAACTCAGCTCTATCGTCAATGGTGTTAGCGTCGTAAGCTTCTGTCTTATACTTTGTCCCATTCATTTTGGTTACTGGTCTATAAAGAACAGCTAGTATCTTGTGTATGTTATCTGTT